CGAGGCAGTGTTGCCGTAGGTGGCCGTGTTCCCGACATGTCTCCTTTGATACGTGCTGTGAACCAGATGGTCGAAAGCCAGCCTGGTCTACAGGACCTCCGTGTGCGTGAGCCAGTCACTAGTGCTTCACAGGGTGCTCAGTCTTCTATCCAGACATCACCTGAGAACTACCAGCGTGGCATCGATGACAACCGAGAGATGCTACAAGGCTTGGTCGAAGGTGCAAAAGCGGACCCAACGATGTCTGCGGTTGATAAAGCCAAAATACTCACTGCTCTAGACGAACTCAAAAGAGACTTAGGTGCCAACAAGGGCGCTAAGATCAACGAGATCATGTCTAAGCTACAGGGTGTAGAGCCAGATGCAGTTGCACAGTTCGTAGAGCCTTATGTTGCCCGTGTCATGGGTCAGCAGGATGCAGCCCCACGTAACTCCGCACCACGCCCAGAGTTTGGTGGTGAGACTGATGTCTCCTTAGACACCTCTTTGGCCAATTCTTTTGATATTGCTAAAGGCGAGGTCTTTCAGAAAGGCCGCGACTTCAAGCTGGTACTACAGGAGAAGTCCTTAGAGGCTCAGAAGCGCGAAGGGATTGACCTTACAACTCTTGACGATGCCAACATTGACCGCCTGGCTGACTTCGTCGTCGAAGATGCTCTTGAAGCACTTAAAGACAACGCAAACGCCATCGGTTGGTATGACCGTACAATCACCAAGGCGCTGGAAACTGTTGGTCAACTTCACCCAGAGGTGCTCACAGATCCCAAAGCTAAACTACAGCTGATCTGGGCAGTGGCGGTCACATCAAACGGCCTCAAGGTTGATAAGAACTTCAACCTCGCCCTCGATGTCTACCAAGGTCTAAAAGACACTGGGCGGTTCCCATCTGATGCAGGTATTGGTGAAGCTGCGAAGGCTATCAACGGGGGTCTTCAGCAATATCACACTATGGTGGAAAAGTTTAACCGACTGTCCAATAGTGATGAGGCGACACACGAAAAACTAATTGAATTTATGAACGGCAAGTTCAAGGTTAAGGATCTAGAAAAAGAGTACGGTGTAAAGATCTCTGGTGAAGGCAAGAACACCGAAGTTCGCGGTGCCTCTATCCTTGGCCCTAAGATTGGCAACGGCTTCTTCTCAAACCTCTACGGTAACTTTGATGAACTGACTATGGATCGCTGGTTGATGCGTACTGTTGGTCGTTGGCGTGGAAGTCTAGTTGATCTCAACAAACCAATGATTAAGAAGAAGACATCAGAAATCCAAGGTATTTTGGCTTCTGCTGATCTGAAAGCATTGCGGCCACTGTTTGGTGGTTCTGGTATCAACCCACGTAAAAAGATGACAAAGTCTGAAGTAGCGGACTTGGCAAATGCTATAGCCAAAGCATCTATGAAGCCTGAGTGGCGCACGGCTATAAATGCTATTCCTGGTGGTGTAGATCTGCGCCTAGCTGGTAATGGCTTGGCAAAGTACCTAGATGGTCAAGTCGAGGCACCAGGGGGACCAACTGAGCGTACATTTATTCGTGAAGTGTTCCAACGAGGCCTAAAGCGTCTACAGGATCGCCCAGAGATCAAAGACGGTTCTAAGACTGAACTAACAATGAGTGACTTACAGGCTCTCTTGTGGTATCCTGAGAAACGGCTGTACGACACAGCTAAACAGAAAGATGGAGGTGAGAGCCGTGGCTATAAAGACGACGAAGCGCCAGACTACGCAAACGCCGCAAGAAAATCTGTACAAGATAGATTGGGACGCAGAGATCGATTGGGATCTACTGGAGGAACTGGACCAGCAGGAGGAGGGCCAATCGGTCCCAATGCAGGATCTACCAGACAGTCCATCCCAGGCGGCATCCTCTCAGGAGGAGCCAATCCGTCAAACAATCCCGTCCGAAGCCGTGCTCCAGAAGTTCCTGAAGTAAAGCAAGAGACGGCTCTGGTTAATGCCTCTATTGAGATTGGCTTAAAGGGATCAGAGTTTGAGAATGGCATCAAGGACATGGCTGGTGTTGAAAAGCTGGCTGCGGCCTACGGTGTTGCCCTAAAGTTCTACAACTCAAACCCTGAGATGCGCCAGGCAGTGCCTAGTGCAGTTAAAGGGGCAATGGGTGCTTATACTCCCCGCTCCCAGACTGCACACATTGTGAGCACTGGCGACATCCAAGAATTGATCACAGCACTCCATGAGACGCTACATGCCGTAGGTATGGGTCGCCTCAAGACGGGAAACTTTCTTGGTGAGGCAAATACAGTCAATGGCCTAACAGGCCAGCCTGACAAAGCAGGTATTGGTAGTCTTGAGACCTACATGGACTTCATACTTGGTAAGGGTAAATCCAACCACCTACGTCGCGAAGTCTTAGCTGAAATGAAGCACATCCAAGATCGTGCTCAGTTCTCCACTGGGGGTGTCCAAGGTCCAATCCGTGGTGCTCAGTCAATGGTGATGATGCTCAAAAACGCCAAGCGCGAACTTGAGGCTGATGGGCAGAGTTTTGAGGCCCAAAAAGCCAAAGTCCGCAAGGAACTAAAAGACTTCCAGAACTATGAGCGGTCTATTGGTGAACTGACTGTAGATGCTCTTGTTCTATATTCCCATGACCCAAAAGGTATGAAGCGTGTAGCACCACAGACTGCAAAGGTGATGCGCGAGTTGTTCCGAGCCGCTGGTAACAAGAAGATCCAGTTCTACAGCCACCCACTTGCGATGACCGTTGCAGTTGTCATGGCAATCATGGCCAAGGCTGGCATGGAAGACGAAGAAGAAGAACAGCGGATGATGCCACCAGGGATGTTAGCACCCCAGCCTGGCATGTTGACCGCATAAGGAAAACTATGAACAAGACTGTCTTTGACATGGTCGATATCCTCACCAGGATAGAGGCCACCAAAGGGTCTTCGTTACTATCTGCACAGCAAAAAGAAGTTGTTCTGGGGGAGATCTCACGGTCTCTCCCAGCACATCAGCTGTGTCGGACGTGCGCTAAGACCTATCAACTTATCCAAGATATTCTCGGAGGAATGACAAATGGGAGCACCCAAAACTCCACGTCAGAAAGCCCCAAAAAAACCCCTGACGCACCCAAAAAAAGGGGAACACCAGCGCGGCGAAAACAACTACTTCACAAAGCTGATGAAGACGGAAGAGGGTCGGGCACTTCGGCGCGAGTGGTCAACAAAAAAGCGTAAGAACGCTGGTAGACCAATGGGCGTTGTCGATGGGCACACCAAAGAGACACTCCAGCCAATCCGAGAAAAATCGAGGACAGACGCAAAAAGGATCGTCAAAATCATGGCAGAAGAATATGGCATTGACGACAGCTACGCCAAAGAGGCGCTACAAACAGCTGTCGAAATCATGCGTGAACCAGCCCAGAACCGAGACAAGCTAACAGCTGCTCGTATGGTCTTGGATTTCACCAAAACTAAACCAACTTCAAAATCAGAAGTAACAATCGGCCAAGCCGAAGCCTTCCTAAGTTCGCTCTTGGAGGGCGGCACTCAGGAAGAGCAACCAGATGTCCCAGACGAAGAATAAACTACGCGAGGTGCGTTTGCGCCTACTTAATGACTTTGATTTCTACTCCAAGAACTCACTGAAGATCCGCACCAAGTCTGGTGACATTCAACCTCTGAAACTTAACTCTGCACAGACCATCTTAAATGATGCTGTGACTAAGCAGGTTGCTTCAGAAGGCAAAGTGCGGGTCATCATCCTCAAGGCCCGTCAGCAGGGTCTCTCGACCTACGTTGGTGGCTACCTGTACTTCTCCGTGTCCCAACGCCCAGCTGCCAAGGCTATGGTCATCACACACCACTCTGACAGTACCCGTGCCCTCTTTGATATGACCAAGAGATACCACGAAAACTGCCCAGACATCCTCAAGCCACACACGAAATACTCCAGCCGTCGAGAGTTATCTTTTGACCAGCTGGATAGTTCATTTGTTGTGGCCACGGCGGGTGGTGAGAGCATTGGTCGTGGGGAAACCCTGACCCATGTCCACGCATCTGAGATTGCCTTCTGGAACAAATCCACCGCTCTAGAAAACTGGAATGGTATGACCCAGGCTGTCCCTAATACACCTGGCACGGCTATCTTTGTTGAGAGTACCGCCAACGGTGTGACAGGGGTCTTCTATGACCTCTGGAAGGGTGCCTGTGAGGGAACCAATGGTTATGTGCCAGTGTTCATCCCCTGGTTCGCTGATGCAAGCTACAGGGAAGATGTACCAGAGAACTTCGAGCGTACACCTGACGAAGAAGACTTGGTTGAAGAGTATGATCTGGACGACAGGCAGCTAATGTTTCGTCGCCGCAAGATCGCCCAAAACGGCCTTGATCTTTTCCGTCAAGAGTACCCAAGTTATGCCGAAGAGGCCTTCCTGACCACTGGTCGCCCAGTGTTCAACCAGGAGCCACTTCAGAAGCGTATTGATAACACTAAAGACCTCAAGCAGCGCCTGGCTCTAGAGACAGATGAATGGATGACAAACCCTCGCGGTGAACTGTCCATCTTCATCCCCCACGTGGAGGGTGAGCAGTATGTCATCGGCGCTGACGTTGCTATGGGTGTCCGTGGGGGTGACTATAGTGTTGCCCAGGTACTCGACAGCAAGAAGCGCCAAGTGGCTACCTGGCGTGGCCATGTCCACCCAGATTACTACGCCCAAGTTCTCTACCATCTTGGGATGTACTACAACGAGGCCCACATCATCGTTGAGAACAACAGCCACGGCATTCTGACGTGTACTCGGCTGGGTAAAGATATGTCCTACCCGAACTTCTACACAGAGGTCCAGATGGACAAGCTGACAGACCGAGAGACTGTCAAACTAGGCTTCACCACAACATCAAAAACAAAACCACTGATCATCGATGAACTTCGGGCAGCTGTCCGAGACAACGATATCGAACTGAATGACAAAGTCACCATCCGCGAAATGCTTACCTACATCGTCACCGAAAGTGGTGGCATGGAAGCTGAAGGCGGGTGTTTTGATGACTGTGTGATGAGCCTCGCTTTAGCTAACCACGTCCACCAGGGCATCTGGGAACCGATTGAGGCATCCGACAACTATTATATAGAAATGGTCTGAGCATGAAAGAATACAAAAAGCTGGATGATGATGAAATCGCAGTTGTCCTAGATGACTGCATTCGTCGCAGCACTGGCTATTATGACAGCCAGATCTCGCGGGAGCGGAAGAAGGTTGTCGATTACTACAACGCCACCCTGCCCCGCCCAGCGCATGATGGGAACAGCCGATACGTCTCAATGGACGTTTATGACACTGTGGAATCCATGAAAGCAGTTTTGCTGGAGACGTTTTCGTCAGGTAACAAGGTAGTACGCTTTGCCCCACAGAACGCAGACGATACTCAGATGGCAGACATTGCCACCAGTTACGTGGACTTCGTGGCCCACCGCCAGAACAACATCTTTGAGATTATGCAGACGGCTATCCATGATGGCCTGATCGCCCGTGCTGGCCTGACCAAAGTCTACTGGTGTGACCAAGACGAAACGACCAACGAGCCAGTCTATCAGCTAACTGAAGACGAACTTGATGCCATGCTTGCCGAGCCTAACATTGAGATCGATGAGATTGAGCAGGATGCCACTGGGTTGTATAGTGGAACTCTGGCGGTCACCCGTGATACGTCTCAAGTCAAGATTGAGGCAGTTGCCCCAGAGAACTTCCTGATTGAGCCACAAGCTAAGTCCCTGGATGATGTTAGCTTCTGTGCTGAACGGATGGTTCTGT